ACGTGTTCCAGCAAACACGACCCCTGAAGGTCAGGCGCGTGCAACGCAGTTTCTCGGTCTTGAGCGCCACAATCAGGTCCAGCACCGGGCAACTTTTACGTCCACGCCAAAAGCGCTGGACGTAGATTACGTGCTCTTTGGCAGCAAAGAGCTTGAGAATGCGCGGCGGGAGCAGGAAAAAGCGTCCCAAGAGCAGCGCACGGTGCCGACCAAAAAGCTGGGCAAGATTGACCCGGAAGCAGAAGGTTGGAAGGCACCGCCGACAGGTGTCGGCTACAGCGAGAGGGGTGACATCATGCCGCTCAATGCGCCCGTGCAAGTGGGATTTGTTTACAATGAGAGTGAAAACGGTTTGCATGTCGGTGAAGTCGTGCCGGGTGGACCGGCGGCGCAGGCCGGTCTTCAGGCCGGTGACATCGTTTATGGCGTGCATCCGTTCACAGCGCACGATGGCGAGACTGTCGACGGTCCAAGGGGTAAAGGGTTTGATTTTGCCGAAGGCAAGCATCTGGAGTACGTGCTGCGGAAAGCCCATCCAAACCAGTTGCTCAGCTTCAAGGTTTATCGCGGAGACAAGTCAATCGTCGTGCCGATCCAGCCGGAAGCCAGACCTGCGCCAAAGCGCACCGGGACCGAAATGCACATTCCGGGCGAGGAAGTGCGCCGTTACTTTCAGCAGCAGCGCGAGCCTCGGCAAAAGCGTAGCGGACCTTACCAGCGAACGTTTACACGACGGCTGGGTGTGCGCCCCAACGAGGGCACTCCCCCGTCAACCACAGGCAATCAACCCCCCAACGTCAGTTCTCTGACCTGATATGCCTGTTTCCCTGTTTGAACGGCTGACTTTCGACAGACTCTTTCGGATCAGCGAACCGAAACGGGTCTACCGGTCGTTCACCGTGCGTGGGCCGCCGCTGGAGATCGACAGCTATCAGGATGCGGTTTACTACATCTTCAATTTCAAGGCCAATCCGAGCACGACCGGGCTGCGGCATCGCGGCTACGTGAAGTTCTTCAAGCCGAAAAACAAGAACCCGAAGAACGTGCCGCTCCAACATCTGGAGTGCTTGGTTGACTGCGAGTGCCCGGATTTTCGCTACCGCTGGGCATGGGCCAACAAGCAGCGGCAAAGCAGCGTGGTCGGCTCGAACTCGCTCAATCAGGCGTGGAATAAAGCACCCAAGATCACCAACCCGCAAGGCAGGCCGGGTCTTTGTAAACACATCTTGGCAACGCGGTCGTACATCTACGGCCTGCTGGCCTCATTCCCCGGCGATGAGCCGGATACAGCGTACAAACTTGACAAGCTCACCAAGCACGCGACCAAGCGCTGGACCGATTATGCGGGCGCGATGCAGGCGGCGAGAGATCGCGAACAGGAGATCAGGCGTCGCCGAGAAATGCGCAATCTCGGCCAGCGGCCTATCGCGCCGCCTGCCCCACCCGTACCGGTACGGCCAGAGCCAGAAGAACCAGAGCCGGGCGCACCTGAGCGAATGCCCAGAGGCCAAAAGCCGAAAGCTACAGCCGGGCTGAAAGCTGCTAAGCCAGAGCCACTGCCAAAAGGCGCGAAGCCAAAAAGACCGGGCGCAACACCGCCCATGCCGCTGGCAGTTCCGCCCGGTGAACGCGGTCGTGGATTTCCTCCCGCAGCACCACCAAAACCCAAAGCTCCAAAAACCAAACGGGTGATCGGCAATCGTAAAGTGACGCCGATGCAGCCCGGCGCGTACGGGTGGATACGCCCCGCTGAGGCACATCTTTGTGTGCCGATTCGAGATTTAATTTTGGAGAGTGTAGTTAATGCGAACGGTGACAATATGAGCAACATCAAAGAAGCCATCAAACTCGTCGAGGAAATGGAGGTCGATGAACTCGATCATCTAGGTTCCGAAGCACCACCCGCAGATATGGGCGGCCCCGAAGTAGGGGGAGAAACGCTCGAACCGAGCGAGCCGCCGGTTAGCGACAGTGCCATTGGAGCCGACACAGAAGGCGAAACGGCGCTGAGCCTTCTGCGGTCCATCAAGATGTCCTTGGAACAAATTGCCGCCGCAGTGGCCCCGGTCGAAGAAGTCCCGCCGGGTGCGGAGGGCGAGGGCGGTATGCCGCCTGAAGGCGGAGGCGGTGAAATCCCGATGCCTGACGAGCCGCCCGCCGACATCGAAGGCGAGGGAGGCCCGCCGGAAGGCGAACCTCACGACGAAGGCGAACCTCACGACGAGGAATCGGAAACTGAGGAAGACGAGGAAAAAGAGCGCGAAAAGGCTGAAGTGGAGTAACGCTCAAACCGTAAACCGACAAATTTAAGACACCATGTACCCCGGCGAATACGTTCAACCATTGATGAGAAGGATGGTGGTGCAGTGTCCTGTGGTTTCCGGCTACGTCACCGCTCGTCTGCAAGCGCAGGACAACATCAATCCGCCGAATACGTCTGGACCGCCGAACGGGCTGGCCGTTATTTTTGAAAACGTCGGGAACACGGCTTTCTCGGTGTTGCTCCGAGAAACCGATGATCGGAGCGTCAGCGGAACGCGCTATACGCTACCGGCGGCAGTCGGCAGTTTCCCGGTGTACGTCATTCCCGGCGGTTATGTCCCGATGGCTTGCGATACCAGCAGGCCGTTCCTCGAAGTATTCTGCACCGGCACAACCACGGGCCAACTGCGAATGCAAATTGACTCGCTGCGCCGCTGGACCGAGATGGGCTTTGCGAAGGATGATCCGTTCTATCCGCCGCAGTTGTTCCAAGCCAAGACCGTTCCCGGTCCTTTGACTTAACTGCCGCTTAACGGCACGTTTGCGTCCGCTATGACCGCGTAGGTTGTGGCGGACGATTGTTTTCCAGCCCCTTTGGTCTGCTCCGAGCTTTGGGCTTCCATGATGTTCGGGTCTTGGCCCGGCGCTGCGGTAACGGGGATCAACTGCTGGTCGCTGCTCTGCACAGTCAGACTTTGGCTTTGGCCGCGAATTTCGCCGCGCTCCAAGTGGTAAGTGCTGTTGACCGACGTTTTCTTTATCACGTGGCTTACCCCGGTAACGTAGTAATAACCGCTATGGCTGCTCGCCCGTTGATTTTGCTGGGTAATGCTGAGGTTTAGCAGGTCGCCGTGGCGGATCGTGATGGTTTTGTCTACACTGACCGCACAGCGAAATACCTGCTGGCGGGCGACCGCGTAATGAAACTGGGCGATGGCATTTATTTCGGTCAACGGGTTTGATGACATGTGGTACGGAATGTTCTGTTGGCCGTTGTTTACATTGCCGTACTGATAGATCGAATCTGCCAAGCGCAGGGCGCTTTCCGGTTTGCTTTCAATCTCTTGCATCTCTGCCGTGTAGGGGTCATAAGCCACGACACGTAGCCCTGCTACGCCGTTGTCCCATAAGCGTGAATCTTGGCTGGTATCCTCAACGGTAAGGCCGGTGCCGAACACGTCGTAGTAGTTCATTTGCCGGGCGTCGGTTTGATAATCCGGCGCATGGAAATGAAGCACATTGTCGCGGATGAAGAAGAAAAACCCGCCGCGCCCCTTGGCGGTAATAGCGCGGGGCAGCAGCCGTTTTTGAATGAACCGGGTATCGTCAATGAAGCACTGGTAGAGCAGGAATTGCCCGTCGGTGGGTTCCACTACAGCATCCAGTTTGTTTTCACTGGCAATCGCTTTGACGATTTCGCTGATTTTGCCCTTTCGGGCGATGACCTTATTGGAGCGCTCCAGCCGCACAAGTTCGTTGGAGGTCGCGAAGACGATCAGGTGACCTGCGTTGTCCCCGATACCCTCGAATTTAGCCGAGTAGTTCCGAATGATGTGCTTTTGCCACGGCAGCCAATAAGTTTGATTGAACGATCCAAAACCAACCCGGAACTGCATTACCGGGTCAGCGTTCGTCATTGCCTCTTTGACGCTTTCCAGAAAAGACGGGTCCAGCGTGCGGAAGGTGTGAAGGCCGGTGCTGGGACTGTATACACTGTCAGTGATTTCGGCGTCGACGAAAGTGACGACTTGCGAATTGAATTTCAGTGTCTTACCCGAAACGGCCAGTTGGTATTCAACCGCCGCAATACCCTCACCTGACTGGACATTTTGCGCCATGACTATCCTTCGTCGACCGCGACAAAACTGCGTTCCAGCGCTTCAAGGCTCTCGCCGGGCACTTCCACGTCAAAGAGGGCCAGTGTGGCGTCTTTGCTGTCCAGCGCCTCCACCAGCCGCTCAACTGTGCCAAGATTGGCAAAAAGCAGTTTGCAGTCTACGGCGCTCAATTCGATCCCGTCATCGGTTTCGGCAGCCTCATCGTTTACAAAGATGACCGCCTTGGATGACCGCACGACCTCCACATCCGAGGGAATGTTTTCGCCTTGGAGTTCGGCCAGCAATTCGACGAGTGCGTTCGGTTTCTTCATCTGCTGTAATAGTTACGGTGTGACTTTTAACGAGCGGAAAGAATGGCACTACGACCCGGAAGCCTACCGGCTGGCTGATGTCCAGACGGCGCTGGGCCTGCATTCGGAGTACATCAAAACGATGTCCCCCCGGCCTTACCCCAAATTCTACGAGGTTGACCGGCGCTCTGAAAAATACGACGACCTTTGGCATGTTCCGCTGGACGAAAGAACGGTTTTCTCCAGAGTCATTGAGATGGCGGTGCTTATCAACGCGGAGCGCCCGGACTGGCGGCTGACACGCGTCGGCATCGTGCCCCAGCAGAAATACAAGGTTTGGATGGGCAATCTGCTCCTTCAGGCTGTTGATTATTTTCCGATGCGCGGTGACATCATGTACTTCAACGGCTACCGGAACATGATCGTCAACGTCGTGCTGGAGCCGACCTCCTACTGGCATCAGACCAACGTGTGGCTGGGGCTGGTTTGTGAAACCTGCATTCCTGCCGACGGCGACGCCCGCCCGCTCATTGATCCCGGCAATCCGCCGCCTTCTGAACGAGTGCAAACGCGACCGCTGCCTGAAGTGTGATCGTAGACGCCTACAGGAAGGATGTAAACGATGTGCTCGCACGCCGACTGCGCGACCCGGCTCAGCGCGAGACGGTCGTATCCGCCGTCATGGAGGGCTTCGAGTCCTTGGAAAAGAAAGCGGTGCCGGACCTCGATTGGCGGCTCAGGGACATGGAAGACAAGGTGCGTAAGCTCGCGGAAAACGTCGAACTCGGATTTGTGAACGGAAGACTCGTAGTTAAAGTAGCCGGTTCATCGGAATCGCTGATTAAGCAACTGCGGTTCGGGTCAGATTGGTTCGAGCCGTGGCCGAAAGTCGATGAAGTTTTACTGGCTGCGATTTTAGTGGACCCTGAGAAGTAGTTAAGAGCACATGAAAGACATCAAGAAAATCATCGCCGAGGCCGCCGAGAAGGACGGCAAAACCTGTGTGCGCGAAGCTGTCCACCAGATTCTTGGTGAGGACATCAAGAGCGGCCAGACGGTTGCGGTTGTTGATGACCCGATCAGCGGGATGACCGGTGCCAAGGGCAAGGTCAAAACCATCAGCGACTCCAATCCCGGCTTCGCCGACGTGGAACTTGAAAACGGCACGACGGTCAAAATGCAGACCTCGTTGCTGGTTCCCGTCTAAGCTTTATTCCCCGCCCCCTCCTGCACGAGCACGACTGGAGGCAGTCGTGCTCGTTGTCTTCTTTCCGCTTCCTTCCCTCTCGCGCAGTCCACCGTAGTTAAGGCGTGGCTGACAACTGGACAGGCAACTCGCAAAACGTATCCGATGGTGCGCCAAACAACCCCATCAGGACGGCTGAGTGGGTCGGCGACACGCTGAAGACTCATCGAGGCTCGCTCGCCAGCACCAGCATGAGGTATCACGAGTTGGCGCTCCAGCGCTGGCTCAATGGAATCTTCCTGCTGCGCTGGGGTGTGCCCGTTCCCGTCGTCTTCACCAGCCCGATGGATGCCTTCAGCTTGTTCAGCAAGCTCTGGTCGGAGGCTAACAACCCGTTTCAATACCTCCTGTCAGTCGTCGACGAAAAAGGTGTGCCCTGCTACCAGCCGTACCCGGCCCCGGTGCGCTATCCGGTGATGAGTGTATACAGGAAGGGGTGGAAGTTCCGCAACTTTCAGAATTTCTCCATCCACCGGATGCGCTGGATCAACTGGCCTACGGTGAGCGACGCCGCTGAGCTACAGGATTCTGGCACGCACCAGCAGGGTACGCAGATGACCCGGTGCAGTTTGGGCGAGGTCACGACCAGCCGCTACCCGATGGCCTTCGATTACCGTTTCCAGATCGACCACTTCTGCAATCGACCGGATACGCAGGCGTTCTTTCTCCAGCAGTTGTTCAGGGAGTTCTGGCGCACAGGCGGCCCTACGCTGCAAACATGGATCAAGGTTGATTACCCCGGCTCGTGGGGCAACAAGCTGGTCCGGCTCTATATCGAGGGCGACATCGAGAACCTGACCCCGGAGGAACCGGAGGAAGGCAAGAACGTCGAGTACCGCACCACCTTTACCGTGGTCCTTGAGGGCTACGACATCGACCTCAACTTCGAGATTTACCCGGCGCTCTGGAAGGTGTTGTTCCGCGAAGGCTCAGCCTCGCCGTCCGAAGTCAACGCGGCCTTTGATTTCACCGGCACTTACGACCTGCGCGAGCACCCGGAAAGCACAATCATCGACTACCGGGAGAAGACCACCGTCATGCCGCCGCCCGGCACATGCGCCATCAGCCTGCGCACGCTGCGCGACGAGGCCATGCAAGTCCACGACATTCAGTTTACGACCGTGGTGGTCACCGGCACCGGGCCGCTGGGTTTCCCCGGCTATCCGCCCGCAGCAGGCGCGGAAACGTTTGGCGGCGGCACGATTACGGTTCTTCCGCCTCCGCCTCCGGCCTTGGCTTCAGGAACAGAGAGCGGCAGCTACACCGCCGGATTTTACGGCGGAGCAATGGACCTGTTTGTTTACAGCGAAGCGGCAGCCGGTACAAACGCCTTCAGCAGCGGCAGCTATTTTTCGGTCAGCGTCAGCGGAGGAACGGTTAGCGATAGCGGTTCAGCGGCTTGGAGCTTTGGAACAGGCGCGTACGTCAGTGTCACGGTTGATGGCGGTAGTTATTACGAAAGCGGCACGACAAGCCAAGCTTTTGTAGCCGGAACGTATGTGGCGATTTAGCGGAACAGATTTATGAGCGAAACCATCAGAGCGACGCACCACCAAGCACGGGGCTTTGTCCAGTGCTTCGTTGTGGACTCCGCTACCGGCAGAGTGGTCAAAGAATACCCGCGCCAGTCCAACCTGATTCTCAACGCGGGCATGGACCAAGTTGCGCTGACGCAGTGGGCAGATTTGTTCACCTACTGCGCAGCAGGCACCGGCACGACGCCGACTGCCGATGACAGCGGAGTGACCACGGCGGCGCAGGTCGCCAGCACGGTAACGCTGAGCGGCGGCGCGTTTACATTCACTGATACGGCCACGGATGCAGGAAAGGTCATCAAGTGGGACACGGGTGAGGAAGCTCAAATTGTAACGGTCACCAATCCGACCACGGTGGTTGTAAACAACAGCACAGCAGTTCCAGCCGCCCAGTTCACTGTATACAGGACCAATCAAACGCAGCTTGCTACCGAACTCCAGCGTACCGCCAACTATTTGGCCGGTGCGCCCAACTGCCAGACCACGCTGGTTGGCAACCTGTACGCGATGCGCCGGACATACGACTTCACGATGGAAGTCGCTCCGGTGGTTTACAGCGAAATTGCGGTCGGCTGGGCCAGCGGCCCAAACAACATTTTCAGTCGCATCTTGCTCGGAGTCCCTGTCGCTGTTTCAGGAGGCCAGCAGTTGCGCGTGACCTACGAGTTGCAGTTGAGCTTGGTGCCCGGAGCGCCGATTGCCAAGACCGCGAACATCGGCGGATGGCCTGTGGCTCCCTCGCTCACCACTGATGGCACCGAAGCCATCCAGTTGATCGGTCTGTCCTCGGTCGCGGCCAGCGGCGCTACTTCGCAGTATGACACGGCGTACAGCGCGGGGGAACCGTCGGCTACGGCCAATTTGGGAGTCTTTCTCAGCACGGACGGCACACCGCCCTCTGTTTTTGGTTCAGCGGTCAGCCGCACAGCGGGTGAATACGCGACACCGACGCCTGAAACATACGTCGTTGGGACGTACTATCTGGACAAGACGGCGATCTTCTCCGTCGGCATTGGGAACGGCACCACATGGCTCTCAATGGGCTACGGTTACAACCAGCCAAACCTGTGGTTTTGCTGGAACCAAACAACAATGGTGTTCGTGTTCAACGAAACACAGACCAAACTCAACACGCACACCCTTACGCTCACATGGCGGTTCTCGTGGAGCCGCGTGCTTTCGTGAGGTCACATGCGTAGTTAAAGCAGCGAAAAGATTATGGCAACGATCACACCAAAAACCTTTCCGGGGGTTTACACGACGATTGTCGACAAATCCTTCTTCACGCCGGTCACGAGCAATTTCAGGCCGGGACTGATCGGTGTCGCTACCAAGGGGGATTTTGACACGCCCATCGTCATTACCTCGCTGAAGGATTTCGTGAACCAGTTCGGCAGGCCGCTGACGACCACGTACAGCACGGACCCGTCGACCGACATCACCATCCCCGATGGCGGCGGCTTTTTCCTCGCCGACGCCGTGGATGCCATGTCGGATTTCGTGAACAACATCACGGTGGTCCGTATCGGTAACCGCTACACCGAGCTTTCGCCAGCGGACGGCTACACGTCAGGAGCGTTCACCTACACCCTTTACAGCCCGTCCAATGCCCCGCGCATTCAAGCGCTCAAGGCCACGGGTGACGTTTATTTGCGCGTTTCGCAGGCTGGATTGCCCACCACCGTCAACGTGGCCGTGGTATCAGCGGGCGGCGGCACCATCGCGCTCGATACGGCGGGTGACTCACTGCAAGCGGCTTACGGCCCGGACGCTCAGATCGACTACAGCGTTTACGACAAGGCGGCCAATTCCGCCGAGGGCGTCCTTTACGCCTACACTTACGGCACCAGTTCCGGTCAGTTGACGGATGCGGTGTACACGTCTGTTGGGTCCATCAGCGGCTACAAGAACCAGTTCCAGATGTACTGCTCGGCCAACGCCTCGGCCATTCAGGTCGGCGACGTGTTCAAGGTCAAGGAAACCGGCAAAGACCCGACGCACGAAATCCGGGTCAAGAGCACGCTCATCAACTACTCCGACACCAGCGGCACGATCTTCTTGGAGAAGACCGACATCAGCCAGATTGGTTATCAGGCGCTTCCGTTGCAGGACAATTACGCCTCGGCGGCGCTTTACAAGCCGACCGGCAAGGTCATCTTCCTTTACCTCAAAGCCGCCAACGAAGGCACATGGGCCAACGGAGCGGACAGCAGCCAAGGCTTGTACCTCAAGGTTCGCCCCGGCTCCAACGACGGTTCCAAGAAGCTCGAAGTCTACTGGGATTCGGCGCTGGTCGAAACCCACGATGGAATCACCGACGATCCGACGGATACGACCAATTTCTGGGCTTACCGGCTGGAGCAGGGCAAAAGTGCCTATGTCTACGTCGCCCCTAGCGGCGTGTCGAATCCTTACGGCCAGAACTGGACCTGCGCCAACACGGTTTCGCCGTGGGACGCCCGGTTCTTTGGCAGCAACGCCACTCCGGGGTTGCCGGTGCCGATGCCGCTGGGCGCGACCAATGCGGGCTGGCTGGCCATCACGGTCGGCAATGTCCAAGACACGGGCGGCCAGTTCACGCAGGGTTACAACGGCGAGAATCCGCAGGATTCCGACTGGATTGGCGACCTCGACCCGACCACCGACAAGATGAGCGGCGTGCGGGCCTTCGAGGATACTGACACAGTGGATGTAAACATCATCGCTGCTCCGATGGATAACATCAGCACGGCGATCATGGAGCAGATGGGCCGCACCTGCGCCAAAATCAACGCGATGGCGGTTTGCGACATTCCGGCGGGCCTCAACGCCCGCGAGGCCATCGACTGGCACAACGGCAAGCTGCCCACGCAGGACGGAACGCGGATCGACAACCGCAACGTCGCCGTCTACTGGAACTGGTTCGTTCGCACAAACCGGTTTGCCGAAACCAAGTGGGTTCCTCCGACTGTTGGCCTGCTCCAAAACATGGCCAAGGTCTTCAACACTTACGCGCCGTGGTATGCGGTCGCGGGTGAGATTCGCGGCTACCTGCAAGATGCTCAGGCGGTCCAGTACGACCGCGTTTCCGAGGACACCAAGCAGGCGATGTACGGCAACGGCAACAGCGTCAACCCGATCCTCAAGATCAAGGGCCGCCACTACCTCTACGGCGAGCGCACCATGCAGCGGGCCGAGAGCAAGCTCACGGCGGTCCACAACATGGTCATGGTCAACTGGGTCGTCGATGGCATGGCGACGGTCGCCCGGCGGTTCGTGTTCGATCCGAACGACGCGGAACTGCTCACGCAACTGAAGCACGCGTTCACGGAATTCTTGGATAAGATCATGAACGGGCGCGGCATCGAGCAGTACAATCTGGTCATGGACGACCGGAACAACACGGCGGAAACGCGCAATAACCGGGAGGTCATTGTTGACCTCGAACTGATCCCGACTGACGTGGCCGAGAGAATCTACATCAACGCCATCGTCCGCGAGAGCGGAGCGACCCTCAACACGTTAAGCTAAGCGATTATGTCAAAGATGAACTTCCATAATACGTTCGGCGCTATCGCCGACGTGAACGGCATCGACCTCCAGAGGAACGACCTCTGGAAAGTCGAAATCAGCCTGCCGCGCCAACTCGGTATCGACTGGCGTGACAACGTGCAGTTCCTTGTGGAGAAGTTCCCCTTCCCGACGCGGGACCGCGACATGATCGAGGTCAAGTACATGCAGCAGACCAATTACATAATTGGTCGCGACGTGCCGACCCCGCCGATTGAACTTCCGGTGCGCTACGCTTTCGGTGTTCGTGTTGCCGAGGCGCTGGAGAAGTGGTACTGGCTTGTTTCCAACCCGATGACCGGCGGCGTGGGCCTCACCACGGCGGTCAAGTCCAAGGGCTGGATGCGCTGGGTGGTGCCCAACATGCAGCAGATGGTTCAGGACATTCGCAGCAACGCGGCCTCAACCAGCGGGACAATGGACGACGGGCTGGTGTACGTCCTTGAAGGCTGCATCATCAAGGGGCTGAAGTTCTCGGACGCCGACATGACCCAGAGCGGGTACGTCAACCTGATGTTCAATCTCCAGATCGACCGCTATTACCCGGAGAACCTGAGCAAGATGGTCGTGAACCCGGTTCTGGCTTCGTGAACGATGACGTTTACAAATCTGCTGTTTTGAGGGTGCTTCCGGCAGCGCCGGAAATGCCGCTGGAGGCTCCGCCGACGGAGAGCTTTGACATGCTGAACGTGCAGGTTTGCCCGGCTTGCGGGCAGTCCGACGCCATCGTTCAGGAAGTTGAAGACGCTCAGGTTGCCAAGTGCCCGCATTGCCAGTGTGAGTTTCCGCCGCGCATGGAATCGGTCACCCGGAAGGTGATTCGACGGATCAGCGAGCATCGGCATTTCCGTTTGCGCCGTTTGGCAGAGCGCTTGCCGATCAGTCCGCCAGTGCGCGGGCTGGACCCGACGGATTACGCGCTCTTTCGCAAAATAGCGGATGGTGTGGCGCGTGTGCAAAGATTCAGACCGAACGCGCAGGCGTACGAAGACGCGCTGCGGCAAATTCGTGACCGATTTATCGAGCAACGCGTTGCGGGTTTTGTACATCCTGAAACCGGGCAGCAACAGCCGCCTGTTCCCCTTGCGGATGCAGAGCGGCGCTGGGTGGCGGTTGAACCGCGCTTTCGGGAAGTTTTGATGAGGGAGCCGCCCGAAGATGTAAACCGCAGGCTTAGGCTGGGTAATTACACTGACGAATGGCAGTACGAACCTGAAGTTACAGCATGAACCGACCAAAGGGCATACTGACGATCTCCGGCATCAAGCTGGCCGACGGCAAAATACTGTCGACCCAGCAGGCTGTGGATTATGGCTGGATCGTGCCCGCGCCGGGGGCGTTCCGAGGCTGGGGTTTGGCGCGTCATGAAGTGCCGCTGGGCGAAAACCTGTTCGTCGACCAAGGCCGCCAGATCGTCGCGTATGCCTTTGGCTTTCGCAGTCCAATCTCCAACTACACGGTCCAGAATTTCGGCGTCGGCACGGGGCTAACCCCGGCCAAGGTCACTGACGTTGCCTTGCAGGCTCCGGTCACCTTGAGCACAGGCTCGACGACAAAGCCTATCGACGCCGTGGATTTCCTATCGCCCTTCGTGGTGCGTGTGGCCTTCACCTTGGCTAACAATGACGCCAACGGCTACATCCTGAGCGAAATGGGGTTGTTCAGTGGCGGCGGGGCGTTGATTGCCCGGAAAGTGCGGGCGGTCAGCATCAACAAAACCTCCGACTTTTCACCCACGCTTACTTGGCGTATACGATTCTGATTTATGGTCATCCACGTAACTGATTCCCAAATCGTCGGCGAGACGCAGAGCACTCTCTGGAGCACGATGCAGCAGGGTCCGATCAACATGCTGGTCATCATCAAGAACTCCGGCGTGAACACGATGAACTACCGGTTTCAGGAGTTCAACGGGTCAGCGTGGGTTGATCTTGGCACGTCCGGCAGTGATTTCTACAACACCCTGTCTCCAAACGAGGTCAAAAGCTTTGAGGTCTTGTCATCCTACCCGCAGGTCCAGATGGTCGGAAACGCCTCCGGCGGTGCCTTCCTCGAATTCTCGGTCACGCGCTACACGAACCGGGCGAGCGGCGGCATGATCCCGATTCTGAACCTCTAATACGGCTCCACCGTGTAGGTGTGGTAGACCTGCCGGTAGTAGTAGGCAATCTGGGGTATCCCCAAGTCCTCCACTTCCTCTGGAGGCGCTAAAACGATCTCTGCGGGCGCTGGCACGCCCGGCACGTCCGTCCTGAGCACGGTGCGCTCCAGCGCCGCGTAGAACTCGTCCAGTTGGCTGTTGTTAAGCTGCCGGGCAATCGCCTCGGCGGCCTCGGCCAAGGACATCTTGGGCGAGACGGCCTCCATGAGCTTCTTGAACTTCACCGGGCCGAAGTTGGAGATGCCGCCGATCTTGTCCACCTGATCCCCCACCACGGCCAGATAGAGCGCGACCTGATTGGGGTGGTGGATGTGCTCGAACTTGTGCGTGATGTAGGCCGGTTGGAGGACCGCCTTGTCGTTCAGGGAATAGTAGTGGCAGTTGCCGCCCTGCAACTGCATCAGGTCTTTGTCCCCGGAAATCACGTAAACCGTGTCTTTGGGATCGGTATTGTAAACAGCCGTAGCGGCGATGTCGTCGCCCTCCACGTCGGGGCATTCGACGTGGACCGTGCCCAGCATGAAGCTCAGCACGTCCTTCAGCACCGTCTTGGTTTCGTGGTATTCGGGCGGCTTTTCATCTCGGTCCTTGGCCTTGTTTTGATGGCTGTCCCACGCGAACAGGCTCCGGTCAAACTGGCAGCCAATCTTGTTGGTATCCGGGTTGAGCAGCAAAAGAATCGTGTTTACAGCGAGCCGAATGGCTTCCTTGGGTTCCGGGCTGATGCGCTGGGCGGCGAACCACGACCGCGCAAAAAGGCTGTTGGCGTCTACAACGAAGTTGTTCATCGGCGCACTTTGGCGATCTGAGCGTTTTCCTGCTCAACTTTTTCGTTCCGCCAATAAATCATCAAATGGAGGATTTCATCTGGCACGTCATTCAGAACCAGATTCAGCCCGTGGTTGTCCCACGCTAACTCAAAAAGGAGGCGGTATCGCGCCTCGCGGCTTATATGTGCCGCGTCAACGAAAAAACTCCTGATCGAAGGTGATCGGATGCGTGAATTTTCTGGCGCACTCGATCTCGTCGCACACGTGAGGGATGTTCGTGTTCAGGTGAGGCGTCAAACGGCGGCCTTCGTCTTCCAGAAACTTGGCGTCTTTGCTGTGGAGAGCACGGAACCACGTGAGCAGTTCCTCGTGCGAATCAGGCTTGGATTCGTTAATGTCTACAACACGCATGAGCGTGCGCAGTTCAGTATCCGGCACAGCTTTTCTGCGCTCATCGTCGCGCTCGGTGATGATTCTCTCGTCTTTGACCATGAGAGGCCGGATTCTCACTTTGTCCTGCACCATTGGCAGCACGATCTCGTCGAAGCCGACATATTCGGGGGACTTTTCTCCCAGCTTTTCCAGTTCATCGGGCACCTTGATTTTCTCCTGCTTTTTTGCGCCGCAAAACGGGCACTGGCTGGTGTAAACAACGATGCCGTCCGTGCTCAAAGCGCGGCTGACCAGCAGGACCAAGTTGATTTCTTCAGCGATAAAATCGTCAAGCGATCCGCCATTCAGGTCGCAACAGCGCTTCACCAGACCGTAGACCAGTTCGGCTTTGGTGACCTTGCGCACGTTGTCCATGAGCCACTGGTCCACGGAGTTGTCCCAAGGAAATACCGTGAGTTTACCTCCCGGCCACGCGGTTGGGTTGTTGTAACCGTGGGAGAGCAGCGTGATCTCCTTTTTATACTGCTGACGCCGTGGGGTCAGCGACTTCAGGTTTGTCTTGATCGGCATACCCCTAAGAACTGAAAAACTCAGTTTTGCACCGTTACGGTCGTAGACAAACACTGCACCGGGGTTGGAATGGCGATGGCTGTCGCGGGCGCGTTTGGCGGCGATGTCGGGCTGCCCGGCGTAGCGCTCGTGTGCGTGTGCGTGTCCAGCCAGAGCAGAAGGGCTTCCAGAAGCGTGGCAAGCTGGGTGCCCAGAACTACCGGTTCGACGGCGGCCAGCCCAAGTTTCAACGTCGTGAAGCCGGTGGTCATTTCCCCTACCGTGGTCAGGGTCATGTTGTTCAAGCTGTCGACGATGAAGTCAGAAACGGTGGTGATTTCCACGTTGTCTACAGTCGTCAGGCTAAACGCGCCTCCAGCAGTGAGGCTGTAATCGCCGTTTGTGGTGGTCCACGTGAAGTTGGAGGATGTGCCAATCACGTCGTTCAGGACCGTAAAATAAAGGTCTTCGAGGACCGTGACCTTGATGGTGCTGTCAAGGTCATCCAGTTCGATCATGTTGCCAAGCTGGGTCGTAATGGTGATTTTGCCGTCCTGCGACGCCACGGTGGAGGCATCCAACAGCACCATGCGGTAGCCTCGGCTGGTCGTGATGATAATGGACCCCTCGTTGATCTCGATGGCGTGGTTGTAGCGGGTCCAGAGGGTTCGATTAGGCGCTCCTACGGGGGTGCCCACGTCGTAGCTGTGGAGCTTGAGATTGTCTCGGTCGTCAATCGACTGCATCCCCCACTCCCAGATGGGTTTCTCCGGCTCGCCGTCGAGGAACCTGACCCAAACCTTGTCTCCGTTGGTCGGAAGCTGGCTGAAGCCCCCGGAAGCCGAGGAACCGCCCGCAGGTAAGCCTGCCGGTAACGCCCAAGGCAGGTCGTTGGTCGCAATGTAGCCGCTGCCGGTTGCGCTCGATCCGTAAACATGTGGTACGCGGATTTTGAGCCGCCCCAGTTTAAGCGGGTCTTTGTTGCTTTCAACTATTCCCGCGTACGTGAAGCCGAAGTTCATGCTCTAAGGTAGTTACAGCGTATGGCGCGTGACATCAGCACGATCAACCAGATCAATCTCTGGGGCAAACAGGCCGATGCGGGCACTGGTTTGAACCCGCAGCGAACTGACCTGTGGATGGTTGATTTCAAATCGGCGGCTGAGAACGTGGCCACGGCCACGAACATCACGATAGACCCCATTCTGCCGCAATACGTGCGGTCCATCACTCTGCCGGAGCAAAGAACCAAAGCGGAGCCAATCCGGCGGGACAGCGTTCCATTTCAGATGCCGTCGTGGGATGATCCGCTGGACCCAATCAAAATCACATTTCTGATGGACACGCATCAGCAGGACGACGTGTGCAACGTCGTTCAGTTTCTTGATGCGTGGTTGGCGCTGACCCGTGCCGGGCGCGGCAGCCGGGTTCTCGGCTACAACATGAACAAGGCGTGGGTGCTGCTCAACGACAGCTTTTCGATAGACTTCAGGTTTGATGTCTGGCTTTCACTTTTGCGCGGAGTGGAACCCACCAACGTCTCGAACCTTACGAATCAGCAGTCCGACGCGTTCAAGGCGCAGATGGCCAACGCCAACACGAATTTCAACAATCTAAAGGCGCAGCAGGGGCAGATTCAGCAGGGTCCAACGGCGGTCGACGCCGTGCCAGCATCACAGTTTACACTCAGCGCCGCGCTGGAAAGAGGGGCAAACAGCAACATGAGCCGCGCCATCTACAGGCTCTATTCTGCGTGGCTTGGCGCGTACAAGATTTCGGACCTGAACTACACGCAAAGCGACGTGGTGACTGTGGAGGCGACGTTTTATGCCGAGGATGTGTACCTGACTCCATTGCCGCCATTTGCGCCGTCCACTACTGTATGAACTATTCTGCTGACACGCTGTCGATTCTGGCGCGATTGAGGCCGCCGTTTTCTCGGTCGGCTACGATGCTGTTTCCATACACCCGCGAGGGGGATGTAAACAGCGGCATCACCGTTGAAACCGTTTCGGGAGAGCCTGCGGTTGCGCCGGGAACCGGCCAAGTAAAAGCTGTATACACTCAACTGCCCACGTTCCAAACCACGGATACTGATTTGCCGCGCACAACGGTTTGGCATATCCTTATCGAACACGGCGGGCGCGTCACAACGTTGATTGGAGGTTTCACGAGCGTATTTGTGGTTCCGGGCCAGACAGTGTACCGGGGCGACACGCTGGGCACGCTGTTTACAAACCAGTTGTTCTTTTCGGCATCGGTTGGCGGCAAGACGATCAATCCGCTGGCAATCAATCCGCGCTGGATTTTGCAGAACGGCAACGTTGTGGTCGGTCAAGGCGGCAAGCTCCGTTTTGCCCCGGACAAGATCGGGCGCGACCTCAGCAACGGTTTGGGCGCGGTCCTCAACGGCTGGCGCTACTTCTACGGGCTGCTGCGCCCGACGCCGCTGCTGGTCAATGTCGCCTTCAATGGCGACGACAGCAAAACAGGTTACGGCGCGGCTGGCTTTTCCAGCAGTGATTACTGGAACGCCTACGTGCCGGAGGACTTTTTCGCCACGATCTCCAACGCCTGCTACTATTACTCCGCGACGCCGGATGGGTTTCACACAAACTTCGTGGCCTTCGGGTCCGAAGCGGCGATGTACCTGCGCGGGTACGACAATCAACTCAGCCCGGTTATTTTGGAACGCATCGCGCCCATGTTCTCGGCGGCGGGGTCCGCTTTTAGCTGGGATGACATGCTCAAAAACTGGATCGGCGGCTATGTGGGGCCGATCCCGTACGAGAACATTTTCCGGCTCCGCAACCTGCCTGCGGGCGACTATGAGCTTTACCTCTACGCCGACCAAGGCACGTTTCCCAACGCCAGCACGTTTTATGTCTCTGTGGGCGCGGGGTTGCCCTCCACGCAGGCGAACAACCCTCTCGGAGCGACCAGCTTTATTCAGGGCCAGAACTACGTTTTGTATACATTGACTCTGCCCGCTCAAAGCTACATCACCTTCAAGACGGTGGGTTACCTTTCCGGTCTTCAGCTATTGCGGGTTTAAGCCCAGCAGCCGTGCTTGCGCATAACCGGTATCCAGTGTTCCCAGACGTAGTTTTGCAACCGGTAGTGGCGGGCGTTCTGAATACCCGCCAGATAGCGCGGGTGGAGGTCAGTTGCCAGCGCCGCTGAGATCGCCGACAACGCGCCGGGAACGTCGATGTGGTATGCCGGATTGACTGTCGGCTTGGGGAGATTGGGCATGATGACGCAGTTGGTCGCGGTCCACGGGAAGGCGAATTCGGTTGTGCATTCCTGCATGGCCATGACTGCGTTCAAAGGAGATTCAGCGTGTCGAAAGCACTTCTGGGACGCGCCGCGCAGCGACAACGACAGCTTCGACAGGTTTTGGTATTTCAGCAGGTCGGCCAGCGGGATTCGCCGGTAATAGGGCACGTAGAGCAAGGCGCAGATACCAATGTACTTTCTTTCGACCATCCATTGGATGTCTTCGAGCGTCGTGGCAAGAGCGCTAAAGCGCCTGCGCATCAATTCAGCGTGCAAAACTGGCCGGTCGGCGCTGCTGTAGCCCCAGACCATGAAAATGTCGATGGGGCGTTTGGCAAACGCTTCCGGGCTGTCCGGTTCCTCGTCGTTTGTGGCTTCGGTAGTGAAGTCGGTGGGGTACACCGGGTAAGGCACGCTGGGCACGTGGCTGCGAATCAATTCCCGTTTGAAGTAAACTGTGATGGAGTTTTCCAACGCCTCCAGTGGCTTGTAAGGCTGCATGACCGGCCAGTTTTCCGCCCGCGTGAGGAATATCTCGAAGTCGTGCTGCGATTCCAAATAGTCGAAAACGATGACCGGTTTGCGACTGTTTACAATCGACTTAATCAAGGTCGGATCGGCGCAGAAGTCTTTTTGCCACGTCCAAGCGACAATCACCACGTCCGCTTTATCCACCGAATCGGCGCGATTGATTTCGGGCAGGAACATGATGCGGCTGGTAACGTAGGGGTCTGGGGGAAACGTGCCGCAGTTGGTGATGAAGGCGTTTATTACCATTGGGCTTCTCCTACAAAATCGTAAGCCACGTCCACGGACACGCCGTTTACGCCGTCGCCGTGAACGCCTAAATGCTCGGCCAGCGAGCGCCGGGGTGCGACCTTTCGCTGGTAGACCCGGCTGATGCAGTGGTCCCAGTTGTGGCCCCACCAGTTGCCGGGCATCGTGTCCATGAGCCTCTGGGCCGTTGGCCGGTCTACAAAGTGAATAGCGCCGCCCACGCCGTCGACCACCAGCCAGTCATCGTGTTCTTCCAGCACCTTTTGGGTCACAGAGCGGTAGCCGGTCAGGACAGTAAGTTGGTCGGGATTTTTGACGACCTCCCAAAGCTGGCGGAGCCGGTAGTCGAAGCACGCGCCAAAGATAAGGTCATTGTCTACAGCGCACATGTATTGGTACTGACTCGGTGATTCAAGGAAGCGCCGGTAGCGGCTCATCGCTGCGAGGCCGACACCGATGCGGGCTTCGCGGCGTTCCACGGGCCAGCCCCAGCCAAGCAGCCAGTTCAGCGGCAAGCACTCGCTGTTGTCATCCAGAATCAACACGTCGCTGGCGGGGCTGAGGCAGCGTTTGAGGCTGTTGAGCGTAATGCCGGTGAGGTCGCGCCGGTTGCAGGTCGAGAGGATGACGAGAATGTCTTTCATCCTTGAAGGCGGAAATAGGTGCGCGTGTTGTCTTCCTCAAAGACATCGAGCGTGGTTTGCGCATAGCTGCGCTCCCAAGCTTCCTCAGTTGAATTCTCGCCCTGCTTGCCGATATGCCACGCTCTGTTTACAATCGCTACGACATGTGAAAAACCCGCCAGCCTGAGTGCCAGCGCCATTGCGCCGTCTTGGCTGGTTGCCGGTGTGCCCATGAAATACTCCTTAAACGGCCAGTAGGCGGGGAACATGCGATTTCCACACTGGACCGGCAAGCGCTGGGCTAAGCTCTGCATCCATTCCGTGATCCGGGCATTGTCGCGGTCGGCGTAGGCGCATTGAAGAAACCGGTTGGCGTATTCTGCTATCCACGGGCGCGTCAAATTCCAGCACTCTTTGGTCATTAAATGATTAGCCAGCGAGTACCCGCAATCGGACACGATGGCAAGATTGGCCTGCTTTTCCTCCAACGGCATGTTGCAGAAAATGGCCGTGCTCACGACGCAGGCATTGTCGTAGTTGGCTTCCAGCCAGTGGAGCATGTTCTGTAGCAGCGTCAGGATGTGGGGCGACACGCGGATGTCGTCTTCGAGGTAGAGCACGCGGTCGTACTGGCATTCTTCAAACAGGTAGCGCTTGGCCTCGTAAACATTCCTGCCAATTCCGAAGTGTTCTGGCCGTACCAGCGTATGCAGCGCCGGGATGCGGGCCTTGACCGCTACGGCGATGTTTTCAGCGATGGCTGCGTTGCTGCCCCCGTCGCAGGCCAGAAAAACTGGCGTACCAGTGCGGACCTGCGGCGTGCTCATCAGGTCGGACAAAACCTGCTCCAGATACTCAGGCCGCCGGTAGCAGGGCAGCAAAATCGCCGTTCTCATATCGCTTTGGCAAAAAACCGGATTTCTTCGCCCTGACCCTTTT